TGCTAAAGGCCGTGAAAATCGAATTGAGTTGGTTCGGCGTTACCTTGTTGCAGATGAAGGTATTTGCCATTGCGCCTGACACCTTTGAGCGGATGCCGGGAAGAATATCGATCGTGACCGCGGACCCGCCAATCTGGACGCTGATCTGATAGGTTTGGTCGATGAGACAATCGAGCCCGTCAACCCCAAAAAGAAATCTCGAAACCCGGCGCTTGAGCCACCTGATATTAAAGACCTTGCCATCCCCTTTGTAGAGATGCCACGTCAGTATCCGTTTAAAGGTGTCGTCATCGGTCAACCAATAAACCGACGGGCCGATGATCTTGAGACCGTTCGGCGTGATCGGATAATTGGGAACAAACGTATTAGGCGTGCCGATGTTCTGGTTGGTGCCAGATGGCAAGGTTGGGCGCATCATGCCGTAAAGGCCGAGCGCCACCCAGTCGAGCACGGCTCCTGCTACAAAGGCGTTCCCCGCATAAACCGGGAGACTAGCACCGTTGAACCAGCCGAGATATTCGGTCGCCTCTTGATTATAGGTATCAACAAACGACTGGAGATCGTCGTCGTCAGAATATTCTTGATATAGATAGGACGGGATGATGGTCTGTAGCGTCGAGAGTGGGCCGGTGATCGGCGGAATGACTGTGGGGGTCGGGAACCCAACCATTGAGCCTTAACCCTGCACGATCGAAATGCCGGACGTCACGGCGAAGAAATAAGATTCCGGGTCGCCCGCAACGATACCCGTCCCCGAACTCGGCGAGGTCCCGACCCCGTTGATCGAGATCGAGAACACCAGGCGCGTGAGTAGATTTGGATCAAGCAAGCTGACAATGGCGACCTGAAATACCGTGTTCATCTCGAAGATATTCATGGGCGCGCCAACCGGAATCCCGTTGATGTAATTAACCAGCGCTGGCGCTCCCAACTGGGCAACCGCGACTGGCGAAACGAAATTCGGAGAATTCGTATTCCACGTCACCGTCATCGTCACCGTTTGCTGTGGCGGATTGACGATGGTAATGAGATAGGAATCGGGGTAGTCGTTAATCGAAACGGCGACGTTGCGCAGATTTGGCGTCACCACACCGCCGCTTGTGTAAGCCCCGGATGACGTCGTATCGATGCCGATGCTGAAGGTTTTCTCGGTGATGACGGTGATCGTCAGCGGTGTATTATTGACACCGCTCATCCCGACGACGCCAGCGATGTTGACGACTCGACCGCTCGTATAACCGTGATTGAGATCGGTCGTCACGACGCCAGGATTTGCATTGGTGATTCCGGTAACATGGATCGTCGATCCGACCAAGGTATTGATGTCGAACAGCGCCTGCCAGATCGCGTTCGCTACTTGGTACTGATCGCCGCCGCCGCACAACACCTCCCAGTTGCTTCCGGACTGGCGCACGGAGATGAGGCGTTGCTGCACGCCGGGGACTTCCCCTAACAATGTCTTCATGTAGCGCGACATGCCTTGAGATGCCGCGAGTTGCGCCTGAAGCACGCGGGCGCGATAGGCTCCTTGGGTCTCGCCGGTCGCGATGCCTGGCGTCCCAGTCGCTGGGTTGGTAACACTGAGTGTCACCGTGCCCGGCACGGACGTAACGAGCGTCGTAACCGAATTCGCCGGAACCGCCCACGATCCGGGATTTGGCGAAACGGCGAAAACCAGATCGCTCGCGCCGCCCGAGCCAACGATACCGCCATCCTGAACGATATATTGGTTGGTGCCATCCGAGACCGTAAAGCCGGTGGCGATCGGGAATCCTGGTGTGCCGCTGAAAATGAGTTGAACGCTCGTGTTTGTCGCCGCGCCAATGGGAACGCCGGTCTGCTGGCCGATCTGATTGAGGAGGAATTCATTGGCCCCGAGCGGGGTCAGCGAATTGAAAAACTCGACCCTGGCCTGATCCATTTGAACGATGGCGCCAACGTCGGTCGAGCTGATGTCTTCAATGAGCGCGCCGGGTAAATTCGCGGTGTAGCCCGGGCTCATCACGGCAACGTCGGCAAGAAACTCGGCCTGAATGCTGGCGGGCGTTCGTGGCTGTAGCCCCGCGAGTGTGACGATGGTGGGGAGATCATTGCTCACGTCGCCACCGTCATCTGGAATTTAGCCCCTTGGTGCGTCGTCGCATTGACTTGATAGGTTGGAACCGAGCCGGGGATCTTGGCGATGATGAGCGCTGCAAAATATTGGGCGAAGCGCTGCTGCATCAAGGCGACGTAATAATCGGGGAAGACCTGCTGAACCACGGAGGGTTTGGCAGGGATACCCCAATCGCCCCAGAACGGGGATTCGCCGAGATTGAGTTTGAAGCATTGGATGAGCGTCGTGAGCCAGACATAGTCGTTATATCCGTTCGCGTCGGTATCGACCTCGACCCAGGTCAGAACATCTGGCGTCAAGGGATTGAGCGCGATGCGGCCGTATGTTCTCATGGTGAGGTCGGGCCACCCGTCTTGCTGCTGCCGGTCTGCACGCCGGTATGCTCATGGGTATCCCACAAGATGCCATCGATGGTGACGCCGCTTGCGTTGATCACGATGGAATGGCCGCCCACGGTAAGACTGATTTCGGTATCCGATGTCGCGCTGACGAGATGCGGCTGCACGCGCAACTGAGATGTGGACCCCGTGTTGCGCAAAATCGCACCGTCCGGGCCGTAGATAACCACCGCGTTCGGATCGTCAGTGGCCGAGAAATTTGTGTTACCGCACGGGAAGAAAACGAGCGTCGAGAGGTTGGCCCGTTGCGTTAGATCGGCAACGCCACCACCCAGGCCACTCATGCCGCCCATATAGGCCCCGACCGGGAATACCGCACCCTTAACGCCAACCTGGATCGGGTACCGGATATATTCGGGACCGAAAACAGGGCATGTCACTTGCGGCAGCGTGAAGCCGCTCTGGACCTCAAAATTCACCGTAACGATTGTATTGGTCGAGCCCACGAGTGCCGCAACGGATGCCGGCAGAGACTGACCGATTGTCTGGATTCGCTCCAACACCTTGCGCTCGGCGAACCGGCTGACCGACAGTGCGAATGGAGTTTTCTGCTCGCTATTCGCCATTCAGATCGCCTGCAACGCGTTGTAGGTGGTGATCCAGGAATTTCCGTCGGGCTGGCGAAAATTACCCACATGGCGCAGGTAAATAATTTGAAACACGCCTTGGAAAGACGATTTCTGGCGAAGATTGGCGAAGGCGCTTTGCGTCGTTATCACTGGTGACGGCGGCAGCTTGACGTAGTCTCCCATTCCGATATCGGCGCGCATGATGCAATTGAATTGCATCTCATTGAGACCGATCCATGTCGGCTGTCCGACCAAATCCTCAAACGAGATCGCCAGCGGCGTCGTCGGCGACGTCCCGTCATAGACGTAAACCGCGCTCTGCCGGATAACAATATCGACCCCGGAATAGGCACCGCCGACGATTGTCTGACTAAGACCTTTGATGTAGATCGCGAATTCCGGCAGCGAGCGATAAAATCCAGTCTCGTCATTGGGCAAAACCAGCGCGGCGCTGACACTAACATTTACGCTAAGCCCTGGCAGCGCGGTAGCAAGGGATGATTTGATCGCTTGTGCGAACGAAGCGCCGGCCTTCCAGTTGAAGACGATATTGATCGGCGTATCGGGCGAACCGGTTTGTGGGTAGAGGATGAGATCGAGGGTTTGATTGAGCCCTTGCCAATTCCCGAAGGCTTGGAAGATCGTTCCTTGAATCAGCAGCCCCGATTGCTGGGGCTTGGCCAGCGGAAGACCGCGCTGCATCCCGCCATAGACCTCGATTGTTAGACCGGATAGATCGGATGCCTGGCTGATCTCTTGGAGACTTACGCCCCATATCCGCACTAGCGCCGTTCCGGCTGGTAACGCATAGACCGAAATCGGCAGATCGAGTTCGACGTTAAGCGCGCCCGGTAGGGTCTGGCCATTGACGAAGCTGGTATAGGTCGCATCGCTCGATGGGCTCGACAGCGCGTGGACAATTTGATTGTTTGCTTGGTTGCGAATGATGATGCTGTAATATCGCATTCACGGATTGACCTCGAATTGCTGCGAGGCCTCCCGGAAGACGAGGGTGGACGTGAAATATCCCCAGGTCAGAGAGATATCGTAATTCTGGGGCGATGCCACCAAAGATTTGCACACGACGAGGGTGCTCGTCAGGGTGTAGATGTTGATATAATAGCGCTGGCCCTCGACGTTCCAGGTGACGATGACGGTATAGACTTGGCCATCGAGAGTGGGCGAGAACTGAAACGGACCCGAATTCGTTGGCGTGAAATCGAAATAGGTAGTCACATTGCCAACTGGAATCCCTGGGTGGTTCCGGCCGCAGCGCCAGATCCTGCCAGGGAGCTTTGCGATGTGACGACGCTTGGTCCCGCAAGCCCTGGCGGGAAACCGACATTGGGCTGTAACCCAGACCAAGCTGGCGCGCCGTTAAAGGATGTGCCGCTGGAGAGTTTGCTCATCAAGGCGTTCTGCGCGGCCTGAGCCTGGGTCAAGGTTAGAAGCGGCTTGACGAAATCGAGTTGCCAACTCCACTGCAATTGCTGTGTCTCATGGGTCGAGGTATCCCGCATTCCGGTCATGACGCAGTTTGTGTAGATGAACGACGGCGTTGCCACCGTGAACGTCCCGCCAAGTCCGGTATGTTGGTCGAGTACCGCTTGCAGCGCCATCATCGTGGCCGTCTTGATCGCGTAGCCTTTGGCCGGAACGATCATCTTCATTGAGATGATGAGCGGCTGCTTGATGATGGCGTTGGCCGCAATCGCTTGATTGGCGAACGGATAATTGCCGATCGCGTTATCGATGAGCGAGGCGCCAGGAAGCGGGATGAAATGCGCAAAAGCCCCATCAAGGCTGACATCACCGCCGGATAGAATGCCGAGCGGAAAGCTGATCGCCGAGGTGACGGCGATGATCGGAAGCATGCCGCCCGGAATGGCGGCGGCAATGCCTCCTGTGAGGATGATCGGCGAAATCTCGAACGAGAGCTGATAGGCGATCTGCTCGATCTGGCTCATCGCGCCAAGGCACTCGTGGAAGCGGTCACATCGCCGCCGGTCTTGTTGTAAAGATAGATATTGACATCGTTGCGCATGCCGCCCGCGGTCGCGAGATAGCGCCGGGTCTCGGCCGGGAGGGAAGCATAAGCCCCGGTCCCGCCACCCGCGGCGTCGAACTTGTCAGCAACACCAGGACCGGCGTTATAAGCGATCAATTCCTCGGCAACATTCCCATGATAGCGCTTCTTCAGATCGGCAAGGATGATCGAGGCGGCATACCGGCTATAGGAGGCGTCTTTCAGCCGCGATGGGTCGAGCCCATATTGTTGTGCCGTGCTCGGCAGTATCTGGTAAGCGCCAACCGCCCCCTTGGGCGATACTGCATCATTGCTGCTGCCCTCTAGGCGACGAATCGTGTCGAGGACATCGTCGTTGTCATTAT